TTCAACTACCCGGCGTTCCGCAAGGCAGAGGCCCAGCTCCGCGCTCTCGGCCATGACGTCGTCAGCCCCGTCGACATCGACGACGAGAACCACACAGGCGAGCACCAACCCTGGGAGTGGTACATGCGTCGCGCTATCCACATGGTGGCCAGCGCCGACGCGATCGCCTTGCTGCCTGGATGGGAGAGCTCAGACGGAGCAACCCTCGAGCACCAGATCGGCACAGCCCTCAAGCACGACATCCGCACCCTCGAACGATGGCTGTCATGAGCGAGCAGTGCACCTGCGATCGGCCGGCAGCCATCAGCAGCTTCATCACCGCGATCCGCGACCTGGTCAAAGCCCAGCGGTCACTCGCACGCGTCGTCCGCCTGTGCGACGAAGCCGACTCCTACGGCGACGACATCGACACAGCCACCGTCCGCACAGCGATGAAAGGAACCAGATGACCCTCCTCGACGCCATCCGAGCCATGATCGGTCGAGCCCTCAGCTCCGTCGCAGTTGGCGTACTCACCGGGCTCGACCGCGTCTGGCCCACGCCAACACGCTGGGACGACGTCGACTGCTGGAGTGACGACGATGAATGAGCGTTGTCGTGGCGGTGCTGATTTGCGCGCCCTCAGGCCGATTGGCCGCACATGGGTGAGGCCTGAGCCCATGGGTGCCCATGAGTGGCGCGTGTTCGCTGGTGCTGATTTGCCCCCTCTGGCGCGTCTTTTGCCGGCAGAAAAGGGCCATATCTTTACGCGGCTGTTCACCTGCGGTAAGTTACACCCATGGAACCCACCGTCAGAGCACTCGGATACGGCCGCGTTTCGACCTCAGAGCAGACTGAAAACGGGTATGGCCTCACCGACCAGGACCAGAAGCTACGCGCCGAGATCAAGCACCGCGGCTGGGAACTGGTCGACATCGTCATGGACGAAGGCGAGTCAGGCAAGGACCTCGACCGGCCACAAATCCGCAGCGTCCTTGACAGGATTGCAGGCGGTGAGGCCGACGCTTTGGTGGTCACAAAACTGGACAGACTCACCCGGTCCACGCTCGACTTTGCCGAGTTGGCGGCGTGGTCTGAGCGGCTGGGCGTCCGCCTGGTCGTGCTCGACCTCGGTATTGACACAGGCACCGAGACTGGACGCCTGGTCGCCGGCATCATGGCTGAGGTCGCACAGTGGGAGCGTCGACAGATCGCCGCACGTACCCGTGACGCCGCCTCAGTCCGCCGCGTGCAGGGCAAGAAGATGGGTGGTGTGGGTGTGCGGGACTCCAACCCCGCACTCGCCTCTCGCATCAAGACGCTCCGCGACGGCGGTGCGACGTGGCAGTCCATCGCGGACGCACTCAACACAGAGCACGTCCCCACCGTCCGTGGTGGCCTACTGTGGCGTGTCTCCGCTGTCCAGAGCGCTGCTGGATACATCCGCCCTCCGGTGGCCGCTAAGCGCGTCACACTGCCGGAGGGGAAGCGGAGGCGCCGGGTCGTCTGACCCGATCCACCGGTCGCCAGATTTCCCCCTTTCGGTTTTGCCTCGGCGCGAGATCCACCCTCCCGATACCAGTGTCATTTTTGGGCCAGAACTAAATCGTGAGGGAAGGGATGCCGCATGAGCGACTATGGGATTGCCGTTGAGGATCGCCTATGGCGGGAGGCGGAGGGCACGGTGATGGGGGTCTGTTCTCGCCGTGGGAGGTGTGGTGGCGAGGTTGTCGCCCATGACGGCGGACCTTGTTGCGACAGGTGTGGGCCGTGGCGTCAGGCGCCTCCCGTTGGGGTGAAAAAGCTGACGCGTGCGCAGCGGTATGGCTATCGCATCAGTGATGACTTGAGTAGTGCTCAGGCGATGCTGGGCGAGATGGTCAGCTCGAAGGTGCCTGCCTGCCATTCCTGGCCACTGCCGGAGATGCCTGCTACGAGGTGGGGCGTTCGCCTTTGGCAGGGCGAGCGGTGCGCGGTCTGTGGGTTAGGCGACTCTGACCTTGTCGAAGATCATGACCACGAGACGGGTCTTGTCCGGGGTTGGCTGTGCCGGTCGTGCAACCGCCTCGAGCCGGGTTCCTCGTCTGCTCAGTTCAAGGCGTATCGGGCGGTGCCGCCGATGGCGATGTGTGGCGTAGTGGAGCTGTATACCGGCCGTGGCTGGTTCGAGGGGAGACGGCTGTGAGCGAGTGCCCGAAGACCGGCGAGAAGAACTGTGGGCAGGAGCATCCGGGGTGCATGGGTCATAACCGGGCGCATGACCCGTGTGGCGCGCAGCCGATGAAGGGTACTGATCCGCGGTTGTGTTTCTCGCATGCGGGTCGCAGTAAGGAGTTGGTGAAGGCCGAGTATGCGGCGAAGGTGCGCGGCGAGAAGATCCGCAGCAAGTACGACACGAGCGAGCATGGTGACCCGCTTACGGAGCTTCTGCACCTGTCTGAGGAGATTGTGATCTGGAAGAACGTGTGCAAGCAGATGGTGGGGTCTCTGACGGAGGTCCGTTACCGCACTGGCGCGGGTGAGCAGTTGCGTGCGGAGATCAGGTTGTATGAGGCGAGCCTGGATCGGGCGGCGAAGGTTTTGAGCGACCTGGTGCGTCTGGGTATTGAGGATCGTCTGGTGAAGGTTCGGGCTGCGCAGACGGCTTTGGTGGCGGGTGCGGTGGAGGCGGCGTTGGCTGAGCTTGCTCCGTTGTTGGGTTATGACCCGAGCCGGCCGGAGATTCGGGTTGTGGTTGCTGAGAAGCTGCGGCTGATTCAGGCGGAGGAGAAGGTGGCTGCGCCGTGACGCTGACCGAGTTTCTGCTGACGCGCATCGCAGAGGACGAGGCCGTGGCGCGGGCTGCTGAGCAGACATGGGACAGCGACCGCGATGGGGGATGGTGGGTCGGATGTGACCCTGACACCCAGGCTCACATCGCTCGCCATGACCCCGCCCGCGTCCTGACTGAGTGTGAGGCGAAGCGGGCGATCGTGGAGTTGATCTCCTCGCCTGGGCCGCAAGCCCTTCGACTGCTCGCTCTGCCCTACGCCGACCACGCGGACTACCAGCCGGAGTGGACGCTGTGACTGCCGGTCTGGACTTCGCCGCGCTGGCCGATCATGTGGCTCGTGAGGCGCGGCCGCGGCACCGGTTCTATGACGACCCGGTGGGGTTCGCGCAGAGCTGCATCCGGTGGCCTCCGGATCAGCGCCTGACGGCTTACCAGCGGGAGGTTCTGGCTGCGATCCCTAAACGCCGCAAGGTGTCCGTGCGGGGTCCGCACGGCCTGGGCAAGACCACGTTGGCCGCCATTGCCGTCTTGTGGTTCGCGACAACGAGGGAGCTGAGTGGCACGGACTGGAAGATCGCGACGACTGCGGGCGCGTGGCGCCAGCTGGAGCGGTTCTTGTGGCCGGAGATCGTGAAGTGGGCGCGGCGGATCGACTGGGACACGGTGGGGTGTGATCCGTGGAGTGAGCGCACGGAGCTGCTGAGCCTGAACATCAAGCTGAAGCATGGCCAGGCGTTCGCTGTGGCCAGCGACAACCCTGCGCTGATCGAGGGCGCGCATGCTGACTCGATTCTGTACGTGTTCGATGAGTCGAAGGCGATCGCGGCGGACACGTTCGACGCGGCGGAGGGCGCGTTCTCTGGTGTGGGTGAGGGCAGCGCCCTGGAGGCGTTTGCTCTGGCGATGAGCACCCCTGGCGAGCCGGTGGGCAGGTTCTATGCGATCCATGCCCGCAAGCCGGGGTTTGAGGACTGGTGGACACGGCATGTGACCGTGAAGGAGGCGATCCACGCGGGTCGGATCAGCCGGGACTGGGTGGAGCAGCGCCGGAAGCAGTGGGGCGAGAGCTCGGCGGTCTTCGCGAACCGCGTGATGGGTGAGTTCCTGAGCAGTGATGAGGATGGTCTGATCCCACTGGCCTGGGTGGAGGCAGCGAACGAGCGTTACGCGGCGTGGGTGGAGGTAGGCAGTCCGCCGGCTCCTGGTCCGCGCACGGTGGGCGTGGACGTTGCCCGTAGCGGCGGCGACATGACGGTGATGGCGGTCCTGGACGGGTGTGTGGTCACGGGTCTGCGCAGGACGAGTCGTGAGGACACGATGATGACCACGGGCCGGGTCCAGGGGATTGTGGATGCGACTCCGGGGCGGGTGCCGATCGTGGATGTCATCGGTGTTGGTGGCGGGGTGGTGGACCGGCTGCGTGAGCTGAAGATCGCGGTGGTGGCGTTCAACGCGTCCGAGGCGACCGATCACAAGGACCGGTCCAAGGAGCTGGGGTTCCTCAACAAACGGGCAGCTGCGTGGTGGCGGCTGCGGGAGATGCTCGACCCTGCGTTCGGTCCCGAGCTCGCGCTGCCTCCTGACGATCTGCTGACGGGTGACCTGACGGCGCCGCACTGGTTTGTTCGTAGCGGCGCGAAGATCCAGATCGAGTCCAAGGATGAGATCAAGAAGCGGCTGGGCCGCTCCCCCGACTCCGGCGACGCGGTGGTCCAGGCGGTCTGGAAGGTCAACAGCGGCGGCATGGGCATGGCCTGGATGGAGTACATGAAGCGCACGGTGGGCGATCTGCCGAAGCGTGACTGGCGCTCTGCGCTGGCGGAGCACAGGGCACGTGAGGCTAAGAGTGAGGACACCCAGGGGCGACGGGTTCTGCGATGACCGTCTGCGCCCGCGGATGCGTCCAGGCCCGCCACCACCTCGACGACTGCGAAGACGCCGACGCCTGCAAAGGGTGCCTGCCTCTCGAGGCTGCCCACGGGCTGCTCTGCTACGCCTGCCATAGCCGGCTTGTCAGCGACCTGCACGACGCGCCGTTCCAGCACTACATGCTGGGTCTAGCCGCGACGCCGAGCATGAGCCAGGAGCTGTCCGACACGAGGTCACCGGGTGAGGTGTTCGCGCCGAGCCCGCTGAACCTGGCTGCCTACTCGGCCGCGACCGACCTGAGCGACGTCCTGTCCGGATGGGTGGAGATGCTGTGCGACCAGTACGACTACCGCGGCCCGACGTCGCTGATGACCCGCGATGGCATTGAGAACCCTCAGGGCATGCAGCTGAACCCGCGCTGGTCCCGGTGGTGTCACGAGTCAGTGTGGTGCGACCCGCCGAGGCTGTTCGAGGTCCGCTCGGCATGCAAGTGGCTGCTGGCCCAGCTCGAGCACCTGGAGGCGTGTCCTGGCATCGGCGACCTGGCCAACGAGCTCTCCGCCGTCATGGCGCAGGCGCATGCGTTGGCGCCATGGAGGGAGCAGGCTGCTCGGCTCAACGGCATCGAGTGCCCGTGCTGCCACGCCGTAGCGCTCGTGCGCTACGGCGGGGACGCGGACGTCACCTGCCAGAAGTGCAAGCAGATGATTCCGCCGGCACGCTATGCGATCTGGACGAGGCGCCTGGCCGCCGAGCGCGAAAGCCGGCCGGCGTGACTCTGACGATCGCCGAGGCCGCCGACCTGGTCGCCGTCTCACCTTTCACCATCCGCTCATGGATCGCCCGCGGGCAGCTGGTGCCGGTTCGGCCAGGCGCACGGCCGTCCCTGCTGCGTGAGAGTGACGTCGTGGACTGTCACGCGGCGAGGATGACCGCCGCAAGGCATGACCGTCTCGACATGCTGTGGCAGGAGATCATTGCGTTGTC